CCGCCCCGCGGGGGCCCCCCCCCCGCCAAACGCGCGGCGAGCCCCGCCGCCGTTACCTCGCCGTCGGCGGTCGATTCGCGCCACTTGCGCACCATCTCCCCGCCGCGCTCCATAATGTTCAGAAAACGCGCGCTGATTTCCTCCTCCGCCAAAGCGGCGCAGCTCACATCCTCCGGCAGCGGCACAAACACCCCGCCGCTCTCCGAGGCCACCGCCTCGGCAAAATCCGTGCGGCCGCTGATACGCTGGATCAGCATCGCCTCGTCAATGCCGATGCGCTGGCCTTTCACTTCGTACAAACGGTTTTCCAAAGCGGGCTTGGTGTATCCCAGCACCGCCGCGACTGCCGCATGGCCGCCGCTGACCGACTTCGCCATCTCGCGGACGGCATGGTTGATTTCAGATTTCATCGAATTCCTCCCGTTTTGCCAAAACTTCGTCTAAAATCGCCGAAATTTCGCAGTAGATTTCATTTTTTTGTCGCAACAATTCAATCAAACGAGGCGCATATGGAGAATCCAAAAACCGCAGCAAATCCAAACGTGGCAGACGCAGACGCATGGCGTTCGCTGGCATATATGCTGATGGAGCAGCTTCTGCTGTCCGACGAATACAAGCACGGCCTGCTCGACTTTGAAGAAGGCCTGCCGCAGTCTCTGGAATACACCTGCTCCGAAGTAACCCGCCGTCCCGAATCGCTTCAGGCTGCCCGGCAGGCCTATCGGGAGCTGCTGGAATGGTCTGTGCGCTGGATGCCGTACTAAGCACCTCATTCTCACCATAAAATTCCTGCGCCGCTTGGCGGATTGAATCCGCCGCCTCCTGCAAAGCCGCATTGCGCAGGCGGCGCGGATGATGCACCGCTGCCGACTTCGCACACACCGCCGCCATGCCATGCTTGGCGGCATATTGGCGCAGATATTTTTTAAGCTGTTTCTTTTTCATGGATTTGCCCTTTCGTCCGTTTAATTAAATCCATAAATCCCCCTGATATTTCTTGGTTACGCGCCGTCAAAGGCAAGGCTAAGATACACACACCTCGCCGATGACCGGCGGCACATCCGACAGCTACGCCGCCCGTGCCAGCCACGCCTCCCACGCCGACTGGGTGGCTACACACTTGTAGTCTCGCGGAACGGCGCAATCCGCCCCGCTTTTTAGCCATTCGCCGTCGCCGCGCCCCTCTATCCATGCCTCGAATTTAAGGCGTTCGGCCTCGATCAATTCGGCGTCGTAGTAGTCGGCCGCGCATGTCATATTGTGTTGGTGTTGCATTTTCTTGCTCCTCGGTTGGGATTGGTTTTTTCCGTTAAAATCGAATTTCATACATCACTCGACGGAGACACTGCTTATGGAACTTAACGACTACCTGAAACCTCAAGTTCAAGAGGTTCTCGACCATCTGTACACCGAAGAATCAGACGGCATCGAAGAAGTCCGCGACGACGGCGAACTGTATTTCCAGATGCATCAGAAGGCGGAGGCGATGTTTGCTCTGGACGTTGCCCTGAAGGTTCTCGAACGCACTCCCCGAGGTATTGCGGATTTTCGGCAAGAACTTTGGCGATTGTGGCAACACGGCCCTTCGGATCTTCAGCGCAGTCTTGCGGAAGCAGCATTGCAAGACTTTGACGGCAATATCCTGCCCACACGTCCTCGCGAATAAACACCCCGCTTCTTTCCAGTGCGGCTTCCATTTCGCCTAAAGCCATATGGATCACGGCTCTTTTCCTTGCCCGGATATGGGCCTGCGCCGTCAATACCGCCTTGATTTCCTGTTCGGTCATTTTGTTGCTCCTTGGTTGGGGGAAAGGTAGGGCCGAAGCCGATATAATTTAATCCAAATCCTTCAGCCTCGTTTTCAGCTCGCGTTTCGGACGGTTTTCTTGCGGAATCCGCCCGAAACGCAAACGGTTCAGCCGCTTCAACGCCTTCATGATTTTGCGGTTTACCGCCCCGATGCCGCCGTGCTTTTCGGCGTGTGCCGCCATTTCTGCGCCGGCCTGGTAGGTCTGTTCCTTCAGCCTTTCCCAGTCCTGCACGGTAACGATGCCGCTTTTCAGCGCGCGTTTCTGCCATTTCTTCAGTTTCATTTTTCTGCTCCGTTTAGGTTGGTAGGCCGTCTGTCCGGCGGGTCAAGCGTCTTTCCGCTTTGCCATTGCCCCGTTACAATGTCATTTCCAGTAACCTGCAACGGAGTAAAAAAATGTCTCAAAACAGCTATGAAGAAGCCATCGGGACAGTCGGGCTCGACCCGCTCATCGGGCGGGAACAGGCGCAGAATTACCGCATGACCGCCCATCTTCTGGCCGCTCTGCTTGAAGATCGTCCCGACCTTCGAGAGGAAGCAGCATCAGCAGCGCAGCATCTGGCGCATGAGATGCCCAATGAAGCCCAAAGCCGGCGGCTGCTAACGCTTGCACGACACATTCGGGCGGCGGATTGGACAGCCATCCGGCAGGGATAACCGCCAGCGCGGTGCCGACCTCCCCGGCGGGCGGAAAACCGCCCGCATTCAACCATTCACAAGCCTGCACCCGTTGCGGATACATCACCGACTTCTCCAAAACATCGAACGCTTCATTAACATTCATTTTGCTGCTCCTTGGTTTGGATTGATGCCGTCTGAAATATGTTCGTTCGGCTATAATCCGTTTTCCTGTTAACTGAAAGAAAACACATGGATTCGACCGTTATTTATCCCTTGCAGATCGACTCGCCGCTTGAGATTCGTTACGACGCGGAGTCAAAAACATTATCCGTTTCCTACTATCAGTTCGCGTCTGACCACAGCAGCGTGAAAATGGCGCTTCAGTTTTCTGCGCAGGCAACACAACAAATGCTTCGGGCGGTCGAACATCTTCAAAGTGAATTCGGCCTAAGGTCAGAAGCAGCCGGTACGCCGCCCAATCTGCAATAGCCGTTTTCCATCTTTTCAACCGTCCGCCTTGGGCAGGCGGTTTTTGCTGTCCGGTCATTGTCCTGCTCCTTGGTTTGGATTGATGCCGTCTGAAATTTGTTTGTACTGCACTGGAAACTTTGCTTTTAGAAAATTCATTTGGGCTTTCGGAATACCGTTTTTCTGCCATTGGGAAACGGCTCCTCGAGTTATTCCGCAGATTTCTGCAACCGCTGACACGCCCCCTAGTTCTTTGATAAATTCGATTTGTTGCTCTGCTGACATTAGGCTTTCTAAAGTTTTATTTTTTGCCTTCTCTACGGCCGCTTCTCGGATATATGCTAAAACTGGTTTATTTTCTTTGGCAGCGGCAGCTTGTATTGCGCTTAAATCGCTGTACTTAATTCTTAAATGCACTGATTGCGACACGCGATTTCCAGAATCCCTTCCGCGCCAAGGTTTTTCGTTCGTGGTTTCCATAGTAAAATCTTCGTGGTTCATATATCGACGCGGCTATATTACTCGCGTAATTCAAAAAATGGAATATGATAATTCAACAAATTGAATTATTTTTAATATCCATCTGTTTTTTATAGGTATTTTATGAGTAGAGATTTTAGCAATGTTATGGAGCGCGTAAAATTCGCCTTGGCCGCTCGCACAGGGAAGGAAATTGCCAAAATGCTAGATACTGCCGAATCTAACGTTTCTAATTGGCGCGCAAAAAATGAAATGCCTAGCGATTTTTATATAAAAATTGCTGAGAAAACAGGAGTTTCTTTAGATTGGCTAATGATTGGAAAAGGGTTTCCATATGATGACGTTAATACTCCCCCTTGGGTTGAATTAGATCAACCAAACTGGATAAACGACCTTTCCACAGAAAGAAAAGAGTTCTTAAAAAAACTAAAAAATAATTACCAAAAATATATACAAGAACATATGCAAAAAAATGAATTAGTTCAAAATACAGAATTTTTACCCTCTGTCGACCCGTCATACGATCTTTCCGATCCTTCAGACGACCGCATCCGTTTCGAGCGGCTGGACGTCATCGCCTCGCTGGGCAACGGATACGTCAACAACGAAACGGCGGAAGTCGTCGATTACGTCCACGTCGATAAGGCGTGGGCGCGCGAAAAACTCGGCGGCAACCTCTCCCGCATCCAAGTCATCACCGCGCGCGGCGATTCCATGCAGGGCACCATCGAGGACGGCGACGTACTCTTCGTCGATACCTCCGTCCGCTGGTTCGAGGGCGAGGGCGTCTACCTGCTCTCTTTCGCCGACGGCCTCAAGGCCAAACGCCTGCAGGCCTCCGTCGGCGGCGGCCTGCTCGTCATCAGCGACAACCCGCGATACCGCACCGAAACCGTCGAAGGCGACAAGCTGGAAAAACTAACCATCTGCGGCCGCGTGCGCGGCGCATGGCATTTGTCCACACTGTAAGGGGAGGGCGCGATGTATGTTTTGACGTTTCCGAAACACCTGTGCCTGTACAGCAATTTCTACGAAACTGCCAAAGCCTTGAACTTGCTCGACTCACCCCATCAGGTATTAAAGCTGGATTTTTCGCAAACCGAAGAAATTACGGCGGCGGCGGCTTTGGCTTTGGTCGCCCATGTCAACCATATACAGCGCGAAAGAAAGAACAAGGGCTGCTTTGTTTTCGACTGCAAACGTTCGCCCGTTTACAAAAAGCTGTTTTTGGAATCCAAACTGCTTGGCGTCTTAAAGGCGGCACGGGATTTAACGCAGGCGGACAGTTTTTTTCATTCCGGCAACCGTTTGAATTTTGCGCAGCGGCGCAAAGCGATTTACAGGCAGCTTGATGAGTATGAATCCCGCCTGAAGGCAAAAATCGGCAGTCGCTCGGAAAAATTCTTCTCCTACCTTCGGACTTCTATCTCCGAAGTCCTGCTCAATATCCGCGAACACGCCTACCCCGACAACGCCGCCGGCGAAAATCCCTGGTGGTATATGTTTTGGCATGGCGACGATAACTACATCCATTTTCTGGTCTACGACTTGGGGGTCGGTATTGCCCGCTCCTATGTCGATCACGCCACCAAGGAGCGCGTCCGCTTTTACAAGGAAATGCAAGATTCCCATATCCTTCAGGAAGCGTGGCAGCAAGGTATGAGCCGCCGCATCGGCGAAGGGCGCGGCAACGGATTGGCGAATGTGGTACTTGGCGCGGAAGACTGGCCGGAATCCCACTTGCTGATTCTAAGCGGTACTGCCAAAGGAATATTGTCGAACGGCAAGTTTACAGCCCGCCAATCGGAATCTATAATCCAAGGAACCTTAATCGAATGGGCTTTTCGCCTACCGGAGTAAAAAATGTCAAACAACAAATATATCGATATTCTGGAATTCTCAGACGACCCTTGGGGACGCTCGGTTGAAGATAATCCCGACAGCAACGGCAACGATTTCCGCAAACGCTTCTTGACGGATGCTTTCCGCCAATTTGACACGGTGACGGTCGATTTTTCCAAATTGCGTGATGTGCCTGATTCCGCGTTCTTGGGCGGGTCTTTTGTTAATTTAATTAAAGAAGACGGCTTTTCATATGAAGAAGTTTTGCAGAAACTGATTATTCTGCCTGCCGACGGCTTCCTCCCCCAACTTGTCCGCAGAATCATCGAATTGGCACGCGACGAACATAAACGGGTGGCCGGCGCATAATGAATACGCCTGATTTGGATCAGTGGGATAAGCTGATTAATATCCTGAACAATCTTTTCAGCATTATCATTTTCGTTACCGGAAATATTATAGGGGCTTACCTCCAACGGCGACATGCCCGTGAACTTAATGAGATTACAGAAAAAAACAGGGTAAAAGAGGCAAGAGAAAAAAGCTTATCCGAAATCGAAGATGAACTGCAAAACCATTTGCACAGTTTCTGTGAACGGAAAAACATACAGTACATCACATTTTCTGCTAATCGAATCAAAGGCATAATTTCACGGTTTTGCGTCAATCATGGAATATCCCTTGATGCTATCAATCCTTCATTAATTGATTTTTTTATCACTTCTAGTGACGGAAGATTTGATACCGCCGCCCTTAATATAAAGTCCATTAAACTTAAAGATGATTTACGCCGCTTGGCTAATCAACGTTAAAAAGGCCGTCTGAAACCTTTCAGACGGCCTTATCATTTCGGCGGCTCCAACAAAATGATTCACCCGCCCTCCAAGTCCGGCAGTGCCTCCAAATTCAGGCTGCACACATAGC